GCTTGCGAACGATATTGCTACAACATTGCGCGAAGAGGGTTGGGTATATAGCCGAAACGGCCATCCCAGCATTCCGCTCAAGACTTACGAGGCTATCGAAGATTGGGAGAGTTGGTCCCAAGGCCGCGCGCTGACGGCTGAGAAGGTTCGCAACGTCTACTCATTCCTAAAACCTGATGAAGGCCACCGTAGGGGCTTCGGAGCGCGTTCCAAGCCTCTTCTGGGCATATCTTCAGATGGTTTCGTGAGTATGTCGGAAGCCCAAGACAAGTTTGGATTGATCCAGAATGGGTCATCCCGTTGGCACCAAGCCCTTTCCAGAATTGATCTGGATACGAAGAATTACGTTTTGAACGCACTCCGCCGCAAAGACAATGTACGAAACCCGCGGATAAAGATTTCCACGATACATTCGATGAAGGGGGGCGAAGCTGACAACATAGTACTGGTTCCAGATTTGTCCTACGCCGCGCATAAATCGTATCAGCGTGACCCTGCTATTGAACATCGGGTTTTTTACGTGGGTGCTACTAGAGCCAAGAAGTCCCTCCACGTTATCATGCCGCAGACGAGATGGAGTTACGATATATGACGCCCGTTGAAATACTGGAAACAGCTGCGGGTCTTGTGGGGGGAGATCGCGCAAAACAACATGGGGATTACAGGCTTCTGCATCGACGGGTGGCCGATTTGTGGTCGGCATATTTAAAGACTGACTTAGGGCCAGAGAACGTTGCCTTTATGATGGTTTTGCTTAAAGTCGTGCGGGACGAAATGGGAGATCACAATCCAGACGATGGGGTAGATGCATCCGCGTATACGGCGTTGTGGGCAGCACTAACGAAAGATAAGAATGCGTGAGGATCTTTTTAACGAAACCGTTTGGTTTCCGCCGGAACATCTTCCAGACCTGTCTGGGGAGAAGATAGTTGCCGTTGATGTAGAGACAAAAGATCCGAACCTACGAGACTTGGGGCCGGGGTGGATGAGAAACGATGGCAACCTGATTGGTGTGTCCGTTGCCGCTTCTGGGTGGAGTGCCTACCTGCCCATCGCCCACGAGGGTGGGGGTAATATGGCGAAGGATCTTGTACTTAGATGGCTCCAAGACCAACTAAACCACGGCATGGACGTGGTGTTTCACAACGCCCAATACGATTTGGGGTGGCTTTTGAGCGAGGGCGTGGAGGTCAAGGGTCGAATACTCGATACCATGATCGCTGCGCCTTTGCTTGATGAGAACCGTTTTAGTTACTCATTGAATGCGCTTGGGGCGACCTACCTTGGTCAGCGGAAGGCGGAAGAGGATCTCCGTAGGGCGGCCAACCAGCATGGGGTCGATGCCAAGGCGGAAATGTGGAAGTTGCCCGCAGAGAGGGTTGCTCATTACGCTGAAATGGACGCGACCCTCACACTTAACCTGTGGGAAGTCTTGCACCGGAAATTGATGGAGGATGATTGCGGCCGCATACTGGACATGGAGCTCTCGCTGCTGCCCATGGTTTTTGAGATGAAGCGCAGAGGCGTCAGGGTCGATGTAGAAAAGGCGGAGATGACCAAGAAGCGTCTGCAAGAGAAGGAAGATGATCTCCTCAAAAAGGTCTACGATGAGACCAATGTTGAGCTTCATCCGTGGAACGCAAAATCCCTAGCCGCAGTTTTTGAAAAGCTAGGCTTGAGTTATGAAAAAACAGAAAAGTCGAAAGCCCCAAGCTTTACGAAACACTTCTTGAAGAACCATGACCACCCCGTCGCCAAGAAAATTCTTGAGATCCGGGAGTACAACAAAGCGAATACTACGTTCGTTGACACTATTCTTAATCATCAGCATAACGGTCGTATTCACTGCCAGTTTAACCAGTTGCGCTCCGATGAAGGTGGTACTGTGTCTGGACGATTCTCGTCGAGCCATCCTAATTTACAGCAAGTTCCCTCTAGGCATCCAGAAATCAAAGCACTTATTCGAGGTCTTTTTCTGCCAGAAGAAGGTTGTCGGTGGGGGAGCTTCGACTACAGCGCCCAAGAACCACGGTGGATGATGCATTACGCATCGTTAACGCCATCAACCAAGGACAATGAGAAAGTTACAGAGATCGTATCGCAGTACCAATCGGACGACATTGACTTTCACCAGTTGGTCGCGGATATGGCCGGCGTTGAGCGGAACCTGGCCAAAACAATCAACCTTGGAATTATGTACGGCATGGGCATCGGCAAACTGGCGCAGACCCTTGGGGATATTCCCTTTGATGAAGCCAAGACGTTACGGAATGAGTATGACGAAAAGGTTCCTTTTATTCGTGCGTTAGCGTCTGCTGTCATGAATGCTGCCTCAAAACGGTCTGAAATCAAGACCATGTTGGGGCGCAAGTGCCGCTTTCCCATGCGGGAGCTCAAAGGCTATTCCAAAGAAATGAAGAAGTCTATCCACGTTGATAAACTGGAAGAGCAGTGGCGCGACATCTTGGAAACACCCGAAGACCAGAGAGACAGGAATTGGCGCAGTATGAACCCGGTGAAGTATCAGGTCGCTTTTGTGTACAAGGCGCTCAATCGATTGATCCAGGCTTCGGCGGCAGACCAGACGAAGCAGGCTATGAAGGACTGCATGGACAGCGGACATTGGCCCATGCTTACCGTTCATGACGAGCTTTGCTTTTCGATTGAGAGTGACGAGCAGGCGGCGGAGATTAAAAGCCTGATGGAGAACTGTGTTCCCACACTGACAATCCCGTCAAAGGTAGATGTGGGTCTTGGGGAGAACTGGGGGTTGGCTAAATAGTGTTAGTTTGATCTTAGGAAATTTAAATAGTTCCGAGCTAATCTAAGATCCTCAAACACACGTATAAAACCAGGATTGCTTTCTTCTACCCTTGGATCAATGACCACTGACATGGTCGCGCCGTCATCCTGACCCCCGAATTGGTGACGATCTGCATACTCGTCTACATACTTGTAACCTCTTGTTTTTATCATGTGCGTAGACAGCTTTGTGTCTACATCTTCGGTCACAAAATAGCCCCATTCGTGATGGTGACCCTGACCCAGTACCCGGATAGGTAATGACGCAAACTTGCTGGCACGCATGGGGCCGTGAAGTATGTTGTATATACTGGTTCCTTTCATGCTGTGCGCCAACCATGTGGGGCACTTCTTGCCGTTAGGAAAAGCAATGTTGAATTTTGCCTGCCAGTCGAA